CTGCAGCGGCTCGGGCCGGTGGTCGAGAACGTCGAGCAGGAGCTCGCCGACGACATCCGCCGCGTCGTCAACATCATGGCGCGGCGGCGCATGCTCTCGCCGATGCCGCAGTCGCTGCTGGGCGTCCCGCTGGAGATCGAATTCGATTCGATGATCCGGGTGGCGCAGCGGGCCTCGGAGACCGCCGTGATGGAGCGGGCGATCACGGTGGTGACGCAGCTCAAGCAATCCTATCCGGAAGAGCACCCGGAAGACGTGATGGACATCACGAAGACCGTGGAGCGCTACCTCGACCGATCGAACTTCCCCAAGGACTGCATGCGCGACGAGGACGAGGTCAAGGCCATCCGGCAGGCACGCAATCAGGCGATGCAGGCGGCGCAGAAGAAACAGGAAATGATGCAGGCGATCACGCACGCCGCGCCGGCCGCAGCGAAAGCCGCCAAGGACGCGAGCGACATCGACACCGGGGGCGGGCTTAACGCGCTGGAAATGGCGTCGGGCATGGGTGGCGCGGCGCCGGGAGCGACGGGGCTGCCGCAGTAAGTGGAATTCTCGCGGTGCTTTTCGTGCAGGAGATCACAATGGCTTTGCAGGGACCGGAAGGCGAGCAGCTCAACCATATCTCGGAACGTCGGCCTGAAGCTGGCGGACTGCCAGGAGAGCCTGACCGGGGGCAGAGAGTTGGCGTGGGCGTAGGGACGGACTATCGGCGCGTCGGAGACGCGTCGCTGGACGATAGGCGCAACAAGCATGCTTGGTGCCCTCGCTGCGGACTTAATGCGACATTCCTCGGTGACGATCTTCGAGGCGCTTTCTATCAATGTGCCGATGGTCATCGGTGGCACACGGACGCCTTGGGCAATCCACTGTCTGACGGTCAGCACGAGACGGCAAAACCGACGAGTGATTTCGGCGAGGTGTCTTCGCGCGTCGTCGCGCACAAAGGCATTCAGTATCTGCTGGAGCATCAGCCCATGATCGCGGAACAGCGCCGCATCCTTGTGATGGCGCTCGGCGTGCTGGACTCGTTTGCATGACCGATCTTCCTCCCGACGACGATCCCGGACCAGGCATCGCCCTCGACGCCCACGGCGACCCTGTTCGCCAGGGTTCGCTGATGGTCGAGCGGCAGTCCTACGAGCGCGTCGTCGAAGGGCTGAAGTCTGCCGCCGTCGCCTGCATGCATCTCGCAGCCCGGGAGCCTTCGAGGGAAGGCGTCGAGAGCCGGCGCGGCCTTGCGCTCAAGCTCGACCAGTGCCGGCGCATGTGCATCCAGCATGCGGGGATCGACGATCCCTCACGGACGTCTCCGACCGAACAGGTGCGCGGCGAGCCGATGGCGTTCCGCGTTGCGCGGGATCAGCTCGTCGAGGGCCTGACGCAGGCGGCCGGCGGCGCGCGGCAGCTTGCGACGTGCTTCCGGATCGACCTGCTGTGGTCGCGCGTGGCGGTCCAGTTGGAGACGCTGGCGCGCAACGTGCGCAATCCGAGACGCACGGCCAAATATGAATCGGGCGTCAATGCGGGGCATCGGCTGATCCTGCCGCCGGGTTACGAGACGAGGCACTGAAATGTGTCCCACAACTATCTCACCTGCCGCCTCTGCCGCTGGCTGATCCGCGCCCACGGCCGCAGGACCGATCCTGACGGCGCATCTGCCCGCTTATCCGAACACATCGAATACACGCACCACAGAAGGGCGTGTTGCATGGGCGCGACGGCCCTTTCCGCCGCAATACGAGAGGAGGACTGCATGTCCCATCACGTCAAGCACCACACTCACATCGAGCACAACCACGACATCGCCCATGACCACGAGCACGGCGTTGCGGCGCTGACCCGCAAGCATCACGAAGAGCTGCGCGCCCACGGCCATATCCTTCACAGCCATCACGTGGAGCCTCACCACGTCTCGGACCATGCCGAGCAGGGCGGCCACGAAGACTGATCCCGCCGCATTTCCCGAACTCCATCGTCCTCGGTGAATCTGTGTGCCTTCCCAGCAGATTCCCCTTGCTCAAGTCTGATCCGGGGCGTGACGGGCCGGGAGACGATGGAGGCTTTGCGAGGCAGCCATGAATGCGAAACCTGCAGGTGAGCCGTGGACGGTGCAGCGGCTCAAGTCGATCAAGCCGGGCGAGCGTGTCTGCTACTACCGCGGCGATTTCGCGATAGATATCAGGCAGGCCCAGACGGCGACCAAGGGCTGCCCGGACGGCGTGCCCAAGTATGCCGCGCTTCTCAACTCGATCCGCAATGCAGCGAGAGAGCTGGAGCGGTCTGGCCGCGTGAAACTCTCGGAAGCGCGGGTGGGCATGAGCGTCCGCAATCAGACGTTTGACGACCGCTCTGTCACGATCACGATGACGGAATACACGGCGACAGCGTGCTGACGCAGTTCCGCTGTCCCTGTGGCGTGCCGTTCGTCCATCAGCACGACGGCAATGTTCTCCTCCTTGAGCGCAGCGTCGACGAGGCGTTCCGCAAGGCGCTGACGGACGGCGTTCCGGTTTCGCTGCGGGACAAGATGCGGCGGGCGCTTGCCGCCATCCCCGATCCGGACCGCGACCTCGCGCACTCGCAGCGTTATTTCGGGGAGCGGCTGCCGGCGATTTCGAAGCGCGTCAAGCCGCTGGTGGTGGAGTTGGAGAAGTATCTCGCGCGCGCCCGCAATCTGCCGGGGTTGAATGACTGGCTGATCGTGACCGGGTTCGATAATCATTATGAGATGGTGAAGGTGCTGGACGAATGGGCGCAGATGAAATTGTCGATCAACTGAATGTCTGACGCCTCCGACGAAGCCGCCGAGAACAACGCCCGCCGCGACGAGGCTCGCAGGGAGCGCGAGGACGCGGAGACCGTGAGGCGGCTCCTCTCCCACAAGAGCGGCCGGGCGTGGTTTTACCGGCTGCTCAAGCGGAGCAATATCTACGGGACGTCGTTCGTCCCGGGTCAGCCGGACACCACGGCGTTCGAACTCGGGCGCGAGGACGTCGGGCGCCGCCTGATGGCGCAGGCGATGGAGGCTTGCGAGGATCTCTATCTGCTGATGATCCGCGAAGTGCGCCAGGAAGAGGAGCGCGCCGCCGCGGAAGAGGCGGAGCGGGAAAAGAAGGAAGCCGCCGACTATGGCGCGGCGATCAGGACCCAGGGGCATGACCTGCCGCCGCCGGAAGGGTGGCCGGGACATGTGCCCCCGAAGAAGCCGGAGTGAAGGTGATCGACGATGAATGACGTGACCAGCGCCGCGGGCGCTCCGGGTGGCGACGGCGCTGCAGCGAGCGCTGCCGTCGATGCGGCGGCGGCGACCGGATTGGCCTCCGCGGAAACCGCCGCCGCATCCCCCTCGACAGCGGCCGCAGAATCAGCTAGCGCTGAATCAACGCCGAGCCTGCTCAGCTCGGCGGCGGGGAAAATCCCCGATCAGCCGGCCCCGGCTGCAGACGCCACGCCCGCCGCCAAAGCGGCCGAGACTCCGGACGCCAAGCCCACAGAGGCAAAGCCAACGGAGAAACCCGTAAAGCCGGATGATCCCGGCAAGACGGCAGAGGCGAAGGCAGACGCAGCGACCGACCCGGCAAAGGACGCCACGGCCAATGTGCCCCCGGCGCAGGTGAGCGTTGAAGACCTGAAGTTGCCCGAAGGCGTGAGCCTTGATGCGGAACAGGGTAAAGCGTTCGTTGAACTGCTCAACAACGCCGATCTGTCCGGCAAGGACCGCGGCCAAGCGCTGATCGACCTTCATCAGAAGGAGATCACGCGGGTTCATGGCGAGCTTGTCAACAACCAGCGCAAGGTCTGGGACGACCTTAACACTGGCTGGAAGAACGAACTTCGCAATGACCCCGAACTCGGCGGCAACAGGTTGAATACGAGCCTGTCGATGGCAAAGGCTGTGCTGCAGGACAACACTTCAGACGCTGATCTGAAGGCCATCCTCTCGCACACGGATTTGAACGGGATGGGCAATTTCCCGCCGTTCATCCGCTTCCTCAATGCCATCGGAAAAAAGCTCAACGTGTTCGAGGACTCCATCGCCGGCAATGCGCGACCCCAGGCCCCGAAGCGTGGCCCCGGTCAACGCGGCTGGTATGACAAGACCCCGGGCATGCAAGGCACCTGAACCGCTCCGCCGTCACGGAGACAGTCCGATCAGACTCTGCCGCGCCGCGTAGGCGCCGGAGTCGCACATGGCCTTTCTGACGCTGCTCGACATCGGGCGGCATTTCGATCCCCAGGGCAAAATCTCCGACATGGCGGAGCTGCTGTCTCAGTGCAATGAGATGGTGGACGACATGCCGATGGTGGAGGCGAACGGCCTCACCTCTCATGTCACGACGGTGCGGACGTCGCTCCCGAAGGGCGCCTACATCCGCTACTATCAGGGCACTCCGTACAGCAAGTCGAACCGGGCGCAGCTCGAATTCGGCATGTCGCTGCTGCGGGATTATTCGCAGATCGACAAGGAGATGTGCCGGCTCGGCGGACAGGAATCGGTCCTGCGCGAGAAGGAGGACATCGCCCACATGGAGGGCCTGTCCCAGCAGCAATCCTCGACGCTGGTCTACGGCAATTCCTGGACGACGCCCGAGCAGTTCACCGGTTTCGCGCCGTTCTTCAATACCGTCAGCCAGACCACCGCGCAGAACGCGGTCAACGTGTTCGACTGCGGCGGCATAGGCGGATCGAATGCCAGTATCTGGCTGATCGGCTGGGGCGAGAACACCTGCTACGGGATCTACCCGCGGGGCAGCAAGGGCGGCCTGGAATTCATCGACAAGGGCGACGTCACCCCGGGCTTCGACTCGGCCCAGCAGCGTTTTGAGGCATATACCTCGCTGTTCCAATGGCAGCTCGGTCTCGTCGTCGAAGACTGGCGCTACATCGTGCGCTTGTGCAACATCGATACCACGACTGCAGGCCTCCTCGGCTCCACGCCGCCGGACCTCTTCGCAATCCTCGCCCGCGCCATCGTGCGGCTGCCGAACGCGGGCCGCGCCGTCTCGGGCATCACCAAGACCGACGCGCCCGACAAGATGGCGCCGGCCGTTCGCCTCAAGCTCTACTGCGACCGCACCGTGCGCGCCGCCATGGATGTCCAGGCCATCCGCGACAAGAACGTCCTGCTCTCTCCGACCGACTACGCCGGCCGGCCCATCGTCAACTGGCGCAACGTGCCCATCGGCGTGCAGGA